GAAAAGCGGACACCCGTTGGCAACTGTAACTTCATAATAGGACTGAAAAATGGCTAATACTATTGACCAAGCCTTTATCAAGCAGTTCGAGACAGAAGTACACATGGCTTATCAGCGTATGGGTTCCAAGCTACGGAACACTGTTCGTACTACCAATGTGTCTGGCTCGGTTGCTCGGTTCCAAGTAATTGGAAAAGGCACTGCAAACACCAAATCACGTAACGGTAACGTAACTCCAATGGAACTAGCGCACACAAACGTCGAAGCCACTATGGCCGACTTCTATGCACCAGAGTACATTGACAAGCTAGACGAGTTGAAGATCAACATCAACGAGCGTCAAGCTGTTGCGCAATCTGCTGCGGCTGCTTTGGGTCGTAAGACTGATGAGATTTTAATCGCTGCAATGGACGCGGGCGCTAACAGCACTCAAATTCATGACACTGGTTCTGCTCTTGAGAAAGCTGACTTGTTGACATTGTTCTCAACATTTGGTGCAGCAGACATTCCAGAAGACGGACAGCGCTACTTGGCAATGTCACCTACTGGTTTTGCTGACTTGTTTGCGATCAATGAGTTTGCAAGCTCTGACTTTGTTGGCCCACAAAATCTGCCATTCGCAGGTGGAATGACAATGAAAGAGTTCTTGGGCTTCAAGATCTTCTCAACATCTGCTGTAGCTGGTGGTAAAAACTTTGCTTACCACACTTCTTCAATTGGCCTTGGCATTAATGCTGATGTTCAAACTGAAGTAAACTACGTGGCTGAGAAAGTCTCACACCTTGCAACATCTATGATGTCCATGGGCGCTGTCGTTATTGATGACGATGGTATCTATGAAGTCTTAGATAATAACTAGGAGGCTGATTAATGGCTTATGCAGCAAGTGGACTAGCTAGAATTGGTGGTGACTCAAACGGAAGTTTGTGGATGTACACAACTACAGATGCAATTGCGACTGTAAACACAGCAGGTTATTTTAATGATGCAGCAAATATGCTCGCTGTTCGTGACCTTGTTATTGTTTGTGATACCAATGTACCAACAACCAATTTTGTCAATGTTCTGTCGAATACTGGCACTGTAGTCGATGTTTCAGATGGCACCGCTGTCGCTGAAACAGACGGCGACTAAGAAGGGATGGGGGCTTCGGCCCCCATACTACTATGCCAGATATAGCAAACACACCGATTAAAATATGTTCTCGCGCATCTCTCTTGATTGGTGGTGACGCGATTCAGTCTTTTGAAGACGGCACAGCAGAAGCAACAGTAAGCTCTGCAATGTATGAAGATATGGCTCGTGCCGCATTGACTAACTCTCGGTGGCGCTTTGCAACAGATCAGGCAATTCTTAACCGTTTAGTAGAAAAGCCTACTGGACGATTTGAAGCGGCTTATCAGCTTCCATCAGAATTTATTATGCTCTCTGCTATTACGGTAAATGAGTATCCTATTAAGTATGACCTCTATGGCAGCAAGATATTTTGCAATGCTGTAGAAACTGACACTGTGATTGCCGACTATGTATTCCGCGCTGATGAGTCTGGATGGCCTCCATACTTTGTAACTGCTGTTGAGTATATGATGGCTGGGGTGCTTGCAGTATCTGTGGCTAGAGATTCGCAGCTTGCTTCATTGATGGAGCAAAAAGCTAACTTCCAAATGATACAAGCTCGTAGGCTGCACTCACAGCAGCAGACCACACGCAAGCTGAACACATCGAGGTTTATTGCTGAAAGGCGCAGTTAATGCAAAAGATCCGCGTCCCAATCAATAGCTTTCAGTTTGGTGAAGTAAGTGATTCCCTTTTGTCTAGGGTAGATACTTCCGTATATACAGCATCAGCGCAGCGTGTAGAGAATATGGTTGTTATGGCCGAGGGTGCAGTTAAGAAGCGCACTGGTTTAAAGCATATCCATGATTATGGAATTACATTTAACTCAAGCTATCCAGAGCAGTCACACCTGTTTCCGTTTATCTTTGATGAGAATGAAGAATACGTTATTTCTGTAGAGCATCAGAAGGTACGCTGCTTTAGGATTGAAGATAGCACAGTTACTTTGGTTTCTACGCTTACTCAGGATACAAGCAGCAATGCTTTGCCCTTCGACCAAGAGTATCTGCAAGAATACACAACGGCACAGTATGGCGATGTAAAGTTTATCTGTCATCCATTGTTTGCGCCAAGAATGCTAACCAGAACTGGGCTAACCAGCTTTGAAATTAGCACCTATAGCTTTGATCAGCGCGCAGATAACAGCGTTACATTCCAACCTTATTCTAAGTTTCAAGCTCATGGCACAACGCTAGATCCATCAGCCACAACGGGAACTGGAATTACTCTAACAACAAGCACTGACTACTGGGATACAACTGGCACTCAGACTGGCAGTGATTATCTTGATTCTTTGCATGTTGGTGTAACCGTGCGCTACGGTAAGAATGAGATTGTTATCACCAGCGTTCAATCTGCAACTCAGGCTACTGGTAATGTAGTAGATGAGCTTTCTATTCGACTGGCTATTTTAAATCCGTTGAGAACAATTGATGGCAGCACTACTGTGGAGGTAACTCAAATTGCTCACGGTTTCTCAGGTTCTGAAGCTATTACTATTAGTGGAGCTAGCGCTACTGGCGGTATTAATACTGGCAATTTAAACGGTGCTAGAACTGTTAGTGGTATTATAGACGAGAATACATTTACGTTTACTGCTGGTGGTGCAGCTTCTAGTGCAGAAGATGGCGGTGGTCAGGTAACAATAACCACACATGCTCCTAGCTTGCATTGGGATGAACAAGCTCTCTCAGCAAAGCGAGGATACCCTGCGGCTGTAGAGTTTCATCAAAACAGATTAGTGTTTGGCGGCAGCATTGCAGAGCCAGATAATATTTGGTTTAGCAAGATTGGCAGCTTCTTTAACTTTGATGTGGGTGATGCGGCTGATGATGATGCTATCTCTTTGGTTGCTGCAACGGGTGATGTAAACGAAATCCGATATTTAGTTTCCAACCGTGATTTGCAGATCTTCACAGCATCTAGCGAACTATATGTTCCTACTTACTTGAACCAAGCTATTACGCCAACAAACGTACAGATTAGAAAGCAAACACCATACGGCTCTGAGCATATTGAGCCTATGCCTGTTGATGGCGCTACGATCTTTGTGCAGCGCAACGGCAAGATTGTTCGAGAGTATTTGTTTACTGACAGTGAAGAAGCTTATACTTCTACTGCTGTTTCTACGATTGCTTCCCATCTTATTAGCAATCCTAAGTATATGGCTGTTGTTCATAGTGGCTTTGGTCTTCCTGATTCCTATGCAGCTATTACATCTGGCAATGGCGACTTGGTTTTGTTTTCGTCAAACAGAGCAGAGAAGCGAGCGTCTTGGACTAGAGTAACTACAAATGGTGACTTTGGTTCTGTAGTAGCCATTGAGGATAGATTGTTTGCAAATATCTATGACTCAGATGGCAAGCTGCAACTCTGTGAGTTTACTGATGATGTAGGTTTAGACCTTTATCTTTATGGTGCTATCTCAAGTAATCTTGTTGATGTAAGCGCATTGTACTCAAGTGGTGACACGGTAGATGTAATCGTTACTGATGGAACGAATCTATCCCATCTTGGCAGCTTTACGGTAAATGCTGGTGATGACGTTGATCTTACAGCTTACGCTGGTCTTGGGTTTACTCATGCGTATGTAGGTGTAAAGTTTACTGCAAAGTTAATTACCAATCCGATTGATGCTTCTATGGGCAATGGCCCTGCGACTGGATCTATTCGTGGTATAACTAACGTTGTACTCGATCTTAAGAGCGCACGCTCGTTGACAGTCAACGGGCATAAACTTGTGACCGAGACTGGGTTTACTGGAAAAAAAGAGTTCCGTCTCTTAGGTTACAGTCGTGATCCACAAATAACCATTGAACAAAACGATCCGTTATCATTGCAGATAAACGGTCTAGTAGCGGAGTTAATAGTATAATGGACCCAGTTACAATGATGGCTATAGCCGGTGGTGCTCAAGCAGTTGGTACACTACTTGCTGGAATTGGTGCTCAAAAAACAGCTCAGTTAAGAAGCTTTGATATAAAAACTGAATCTATCTTATCTCGCACTCAAGCATTACAGCAATCCAGAATAAGAAATGATCAAACAAAAGAAGCTTTATCTGTAGTGCAGGGAGTTTTTGCTGCTGCTGGAAGAGATGTAGATGGTTCAACAAAAGCATTTAGAGAAAAAGAACTAGAAATATCTGGGGAAGATATTTCAGATATAGAGGTAATGTCTTTTTTAAATCAGCTTAAATACAAAGGTGATGCTGCTGCTACAAGGCGCAAAGGGAGAGAAACATTATTTGCTTCTATTTTAAAAGCTGGATCTACAGCGGCTTCAACATATTCTGACTATAAGGATACTGAATAATGGCTGTTCAAAGGCAAAGAAGACAATTCGGAATACAGCCTATTGGAGTTTCCAGAGTAGACACGGGCCAACAACCTATTGCAAATGCAATTGTTGAGGCAGCAGATAATATAAGAAGGCGTACTTTTGATTTAGCAGTAGGAGAAGCTAAGGAGAGAGGCGCAGAGGCGGCCGCTGAGTTAGACATTCCCTCTATAACAACACTTGACGAGGGAACAGGTGTTCCTGTTGCTATGCAAGCAGCAGAAGAGATGGGGCGATACTCTCAACAAGCATTTGAAAATGTATTATTAAAACGTTTTGAAAATGCAGTATCAGACGATATAAAGGCAAAACAAGCCGAGCTAATGCAAACATTAGCTGATAGCCCTAATGCTCCTAAATTATTTGAAACAGCATTTAAGGAATATCTTTCTGCAACAGGTGAGAATGCAACAGGATATTACAAGCAAGTTGTTGTAGATTATGGCGCATCAGCTATGGAGGATGGTCGATCAAGGCTGCGTGTTGCACAGATTGCTCGTATTCAAGCAGAAGCAAAAGAGGCTAAAAACAAAAGAGCAAATTCATTTCTTGAATTGGCGTATAATCAAGGCGCATCTGGCGTAGATACTTTTAATCAATTCTTTGAGAATGCTACTAACATTAAGTCTGAATATACTGACTATGAAGGGATTGGAGCGGCTAGCTCCAATGAGTATCCAGAGCTTTATGCAAAAGCACAACAGCAATTTGCTGCTGGGAAAATTAACACAATGCTTCAAGATCCCGATTTGGCTAAACAAGCAGCGCAAATCTATACTTACTTTTCTACAGGTGGAAGTCAGGCAGTCTTTAATACTTTAAGTTCAAAAGCCCAAGATGCAGTAAATGAAATAAAATCTGTTTCAAGTGTGGAAAACCCACTAGATTTTTTAGAAGTTGCTCAAAATAATTCCTCTACATTTACTCAAGCAGAGCAAGCTGGTGTTATTGTATCAGCAAAAGAACAAGAGCTAATAGATCTTAGGGATGCTGCGGTAAAAGCTGCACTTCAAGAAGATGAAGCAATTGCTAGAATGTATCAACAACGTCTTGATGCTGCTAGAGAAGCTCAGAAAAATAGAGCAATAGATATAGACATTACCTTAAATCGTGACTTGAAAAGTGAAGCTTATACTGGATTTGGTGAGCATGGTACTAGAATACAAATAAATGCACTTATAAATGATTTAAATGAACTTCAGTCTGATATTGATCCAACAGTTGTTGGGGCTGATGCTTTTAATAAAAATACAAACCACATATCAAATGCTAAAGAGCAAATTGGTATTGGGATTTTAAAAAGATCTCTTAAAAATTTAAACGATAAACAAGCTGAACAATTGTCTAAAGCTCTTGGGGCTGGAGATACCGCAGCTATTGTTGGATTTTTACCTCCGCTTTTATCAAAAGCATTTCTAGCAAGCTACTCGCCATCTTCTTATGCAAAGTTTCAAGGCATTGCTAGCGACTGGGCTTCAGGCAAAAAAATAACAACAGATGCTAATACAGCAAGATCTAAGTTAATACTTAAAGATCAAAAAAGAATAGTAGCAGGAATGCTTAGAGATGAATCTCTTGGCATAAGAGATAAGGCTAATGCATATGAAGAGTTTATAAAACAGTTTTCTGGAAACGCAGCAGTTGCTAACGAATTGGTATCTGCTCGCGCAGACCTTGATAGCTTACTACAAACAGCACAAACCGAAAGTAATAATAAAATATATCAAACAGAATCTTCTCTTCAGCAAAACAGTGCAGGACCAAATAATCTTCAAAGTGTAATTTCTGCGATTGTAGAAATTGGTGAAAAAACTAATCAAGATCCAGATACAATTATTAATGACTCTCAAAAAGTTGTTGATGAAGTTGCTAACCAATATGTAACAACACAAACAATTGTATTTGGAAACGATGAATTTAGTATAGCTCAAATTCAAGCAATGTCTGAATATGCAAGAAATAAAGTAGCTTCAGATGATTTAATGCCCGCAGCTAAACAAATAGTAGATCAAGCCCTTGCTAGCAAACAAACTGTTTTAGGTGTGCCAATTGAGCCTGATAACATTGCATTAGCAGAAACATTAAGTTCTGCTGCAACCTCTCGTAAAAAAACAATGGATAGCAGACGTACAGCTCAAAATGAAATTAAATTCCAATCTAATTACTTGGAAGGCAAACCTATTAATGATGCTGGAAATCCTGCGGTACAAGCAAAAGCTAGTAGTGTTGCTGCTAAAGCAGTTGGTCTTCCTAGTGTTCCTACAGATTTATTTGAAAAACCAGCAAGTCAACTTTCAGCTGAAGAGTTTGAACTCTTAGGAGTTATTAAAAATAACTCAAATGTATTGCCTGTAGAATTTGCTGGGTCTGCAAATCGTTTGCTAAATGGAACTATGGACAGTCAAAATATTCCTAGTTTTATTGCAAACACCAGAGAGTTTTTGTTTAGAGAAACAGCAAATGGAGATATAACCATATCTCCTGCTGCTTTTGCTGCTCTTGGTGAAAAAAAATCTGGCAAATTAGAAGCTATGTTTATGGCATATAATCTTGCGCCGATTGGTCGTGAAGGTGCTTATATGCAAGAAATAGCACAAAGTTTAAAGGAGCCATTAACAAAAGAAACCTTTGAGGCAATTACAGGTTATCCTGAAGCTGGTGTATTGCTTGCTGACAAAGGGGTGCCATCATATCTTATTGATGAGTTAATACCTGTGGCTAATGGATTTGTTTCAGTGTTTGGTAAAGACGCAATAGATGTCTTAGAAGATGCTATAGAAATGAGGTTTCCAAAAAATAACAATGGATATAGCCCTTGGACTGGTGGCTCTCGTGTTCCTTTAGACGCTTCTATGTTTGTAAATGATATGGAAAAGTTTGAAGAAGGCGTTGCTGAAATTGTTAAAAACATTGACCCAGATTTAAGATTTGAAATTGGATCTAAAGTTTCTATTGATGATCTTAGAAGCGAAGCAGGGTTTATTGGAATGATAGACGTTGCTGAAGTCGGAGAAAAAGTAAGAAGCCGTCTTAGAGATAGGGTTTTTTATGGCCCATCAATGAGTTCTTCAATGTTAAATCCTAGATTTGAATTGTATAAATCAGATGAATTTGGAATGATTAGTATTATTCCCAACTCTGGCTTTAATTTAAATACAATAGAAATTGCTATGTCTATGGGCACAGCTTTACCGCCACAAGTTGTAAGGGCACCTATTGCATTGAGCGCAGATCCTGAAGCAGTAAATCTTACAGCACCGCCTAAAGGCAAACAAATATCTGACTCTAAAATTAAGGCTTCTTTGTCTGCTGAACAGCAAACAACTTTAAGCGAGCAAGTTCAAAGACAAGAAGAGCTTGGAAAATTAAAATATTCTCCAGTTCCTACTGGCCCAATTATTGAAGCAGATAAAGATTTGATCGCAACTGTTTCTAGAATTACTGGGTCAGGTTCTGAAGCATCTAAAATTATTAAGACCTTTAATAATATAGAAACTGCTGGGCAAATGAGAGCAGAAATTACAAAGGTTATTCATATAACTCAAGATCTACCTCGAACAAAAGGTAGAGATAAGTTATTAGAACGGCTTTACGAAGTTAGAGATTCTTTGCGTGGGAAAACTAGATGAGCGAATATTCTGCTGCACCAGTAATTGGTGTTCCGCTTCAACGCCCAGCAACTACGGGTGAAACAGTTTACAGTATGTTGGGTCGTTTAACAGATCCATTAGTAGCTATGTTTCAATATAATCATGGTGCAGTAAGGCAAGACTTTGATCGTAGTGTTGATCCTATATATGCTCCTATTGCTACTGAGCTTTATTTAGTCCCAACAAAAAAAGAATTTGAAGTAAAGAAAAGACTTTTTCTTAACGATCAAGCTGATCGAAAAGTATTTCAAAACTCAACATATGGTCAGTTAGCTGTTGCTGGTTTAGCTGATCCAACAAATGCTTTGCCAATTGTAAAGGTTTTAAAAGCCACTACTGCAATAAGTAGTGCTGTAAACTTAGGTGTTACTGCTGGAGCTATTACAACTGCTGAAGAGG